AGGTAGTGTTACCCAACACCACGTTGGAATTCTGCAAGTTACTATTACCTATAGCAATAGTGACGTTAGAAGCACTTGTCAGTCTGCCTTGCTGGTCTACGGTATAGGAGGCTACGTTGGTAGCACCACCATACGTACCTATAGTCACAGCAGTGTTGGCAAGAGATACAGTGCCTGTAGAGGTGATAGGGCCACCTGTAAGCCCTGTACCTGTGGCTACGTTACTGACATAGATAACTTCAGAGTTATCTACCTTCTGCCACACAGAGCCGTTAAACACACACCAGTCACTTACTACCCAGTCTGTGATGCCGTTAAGGTTGGTAGAGCCAGAAACAGACACAACATAGTAGTCCCCTTTCGTACCTACGCTAGAGGTAAGGGTAGGGTCGTTGGTAGCGGCATCCCACGTACCTTTGTAGTTGAGTGCGCCTACGACATTGAGAGAGGAACTGACTGTTTTTAACATGGTTTACCTCATGAACCATCGCCAGGTGTCACGTAGATAGTAGCGTTGCTACTAGCGGTAATGCCTGTGAAGTAAGCGTTGGGCACGAAAGAAAGAATCTCATCTGTGCCTGGCAACAGTGGGATAGATGTGCCTGTGGTAGTAATGATTGCGGCATTACTGTTTGCACTAGCACCATCTGAACCGTAACCTAGAAAGACAGTAACAGAACCAGCATTGATAATGCGGTACTGATTACCACCAAGCGTGGTAGATACGGCTTGTACAGCAGTAGGTGCTGTTGTAGCCGCTAGGAATGTGACAGTGTTACCTGTCCTTGTGAAGGCTTGAATTCCCATTATTCTGTCACCTCATCTGCTGGCTCTGGTGTGTTGCCCAATGGTTGCATTGCTCTTTCCATAGGCCATCCAGCAAGAAGCCTACTACGAAGTGTTGTTGGTCGCATACCCAGTTCCTTTTCCCATTGTGAACGAGTTTGGCGTTTGCCATTCCATTCAATAAAAATATTTGCTCTTGTATTGTTTGCCTGTTGCTCACGGGTAGCCCACCGACAATTTGCTTTGAAGTAGTTGCCATTGCAATCAATGCGGTCAAGGCTCATGCCATCTGGCACTTCACCCATGTCAGACAAGAAGTTTTCAAAAGAATCCCAACGCTCATCGTAGGTAATCCCACGGCATGAATAGTCTTGGTTGATGCGGTTGCAACGGTTACGCATAGCCATCCATAGCTTGTATGTCCGTGATTTGGTCATTCCATGCGTGATGTTGGACTTGCCAATGCGCTTGGCGTGTTCACACCCACAAGAGTTAATCTTGCCCTGCACCATGTCAGTAGCAGGAATGTTCTTTTGATTGCCGCAATCGCACAGGCATAACCACCAAGCACCATTGTGCTGGCGTTGCTTCTCGCCCAACTGCAAAACAGTTAAGCTACCAAAGCGAAAGCCTTGAAGGTTATTGATTGGCTTGCCCATCAGGGACTTCCTCGTCTGCGCCATAGACCTTGCCACCTTCAGCTTGGTACTTTAAAAAGGCTTGGTAGTCGGTGTTGGCGGGGTCAAAGGGGATGAATGCGCCATCAGCAAGGCGGATTACGCCAAGCGCCGATTTCGTGATGAGATCATTTATTAATCTGAACATTTAAAGCTCCGATGAAAAGGCGATAACAGACGGCTTCAATGTTTGAAGTCGGTTTGCTGATGTGGCGGTTGATGTTGCATCTATGTATCCGCCCAAAGTTGTTCCACCACCTAATGTAGGAGTTCCAACCAAATCTCTAAACGCCAATGTTGGATCAACTAAAGCGTTGGCTGCAAGAATTACAGAAAGCGTTGGAACAGACCTCATTTGTTGTTGAAATGCAATAGCGATTCCGCCGACTGATGTTGTGGTTTGTGACCAACCAGCGGAAGCTAGATTAAGTTGATAATACCGCTGACACAAAGCCAACTCAGCGCCATAAGGCCTGTAGTCAAAGCTCGTTGCTGTTGAGCCTTTCTCAAGCTGGACACCTGTGAGGTAGAAAGTGGCTCCGTTTGTGCCGACTACGCTGGTTGCGCCTGTGGCTGATATAAGACCTGATGCAGTCCAAGCGCCCGCAGTCCCGCTAACAGTTGATCCAGCACCAAGACTGAAAAAGGCCTCAATACCTATGCCGTTGGTAGTCAGCCATGTACCGGACGTATCGCCAGCAATGGTCACTGCCTTCTGCTCCCAAGTGTTTGCTGCTGAGACGGTGTATGAGAATGGGTAAGAACGGTTTCCTGCTCCATTCTGCAAAGCACCACCAAAAGTTCCAGTCAGGCTTGAACGAACCCAAAATGACAACGTGATTGTTGCTGCTCCAGCCGCACCCCAACCAAAATCAGCCACGTTAAAACCTTCAATTCGTTGACGGATGCCAAACTCATCAGTTGACGTAACTGAATACGCAGACAGTGACGTTGCCCCAAGATAGTTTGTAAACCCTACTGGCGGCGTAACTGACCCTGCGTTTTGCTGTACGCTAAATTTTGAAGACTGCGACAGCCGTGCCATCCACCTGTCCACAAGATACTGCGCGTTTGTAGGAGTAACACTCGCCCCCGCATTCCTCTGGTCAATAACCATTGCGCCGTTGATGATGCGGTTTTTAAACCCGTAGTAGCCAGTGGTTGTGCCTGTGCCACCTTGGGCTTCTGGCAACAAACCAACTGCGGTACTTACGTTTGCCGCAATGTTTGATGTGCCACTGCTAATAGTGACGTTAGTTAGGGTCACATTACCAAGACTGGTAGTTGTATTACCAAGATAGACAGCAGTATTGCCAAGCGTAATCGCAGTAGCAAAATTCTGGTCTAGTTGCGATAGCGGAATTGCCGCAGTCGCAGTACCAAAAATATTAGGAACAGCCATGTTAGAACCTCACTCTCAATTCATGTTCAAACTCAATTGTGTTTACGGTAAGTGCAGGGTCATTAGAGGTCATCGTCAAACCCAAATACTTACCATACTGTTGTGCATCTGACTTATACAAGGCGTACCCCGCACTCGTCAACCAGCCTATTGTCGTAGAAGAATTGTTCACCCACGTAAGCGTAACATTCTGATTGTTAAACCAAGTCACACTGTTGTTAAGGGTGTACACAGGGCTAGAACCACTCTCACTATCTACCGTCACATTGAATGTGCCACCAGTAGTAAGAGTTGCCTCAATACCAAACTTTAAAGCCTGTTTGGTACGGATAGGGTCACGCATAGGGGACAGAGAAGTCTGTATTTCAGAAGCCACATTTGCAGTCGCATCCCCGTACAAACGGAAAAGTGCTGTGTCTGTCACACCATACAGGTTAATCAAGCCACCAACAGGGGCAGAAGAGACGTACCGCAACGCACCCTGACTGGTAATAAACCACTTCTTCTCAAAAAACACGCACTGTACAAACCTGTCTCCTGTAGTGATAGGGAGAGTAGGCAATAGGTAGAAGTTAAAAGCCGCACACAGGATGTTGTTGAGCAAGACTTGACCAGCAGTTACAGGCTTAGTGAAGTCAATGTAGGGGAAAATACCATCAAGTTGGTCAGAAATCTTGCTGGTTGTTGAGCCTACAAGGGCATACACCCCGTAGTTATTCATGAACAAAACAGAGCGGAAATAAGGGAAAACAGCGTATTTCAGCTTGCTACCAACAGACGCAGATACGTTTGTGTTGGTAAACAGGGTATCCCCTGTATTTGTCACCCGCACATCTGAGAAGACGTTAATGCTGTCTTCACCGTAGATGTACAGGAAGTTGTTGGCAGACACCATGTGCTGTATATTGCCACGCAAGGTTGAGTCAGAAATAGTTTCAGCACCAGCAGAAACAGATGTGAAGTCGGTAGGGCTGGTAGCAGAAGAAAAGGTAACTGTACGCCCTGTAGAAATCCAGACACGACCAGAGAAGGTAGCGACACTGGATATTTCTTCTAGGTTAGGCACACCTATCACAGTGGCATTTGCGTTTCCTGAAGGTGTAGGTGGGGCAGCTATCGTGACAGTTGGGACACTTGTGAAGTTATTCCCCACATTTGTCATGATGACTTCTGTAACAGCGTTACCAAACACAATAGCTGTTGCAGCGGCATTAGCACCGCCTCCACCCGTGATAGTCACAGCGGGAGGAGAAGCAGGGTCATAGCCAGAACCACTATTGGTTACCTGTATGTACAAAGCACCTTTGGTAAAGGTCAGCAGTTGGGCAATAGCGTTAGCACCACTACCACCCCCGCCTGTGATGGTCACTGTAGGTGCGGCTGTATATCCACTACCACCGTTGGTAACAGCAATAGAAGATACAGCATTTGCCGTGATTGTTGCTTCTGCCGTTGCTTGTGTACCATTTGTCTGGTTGGGAGCAGAGATAGTTACTGCTGGCGCAGAGGTATAGCCTGAACCCCTAGCAGTCAAACCTATCCTGCCGACACCACCAACGTTGAGCAAATCAGTGCCATCCCAGGTAAAGAGTCCTTTATTAGGGTCACCGATAAATACTTCTTCATTCTTCCACTGGGCGATAGACACGTTGGCAGACGAGAACGTGCCTGTCACACCAACATTGCCAACAGTGCCTGTATCTATGATGACGTATTGCGCTCTACCGTCTTCTTGGAAGGCCAACAAATAGTCAGATAAGCCAAGATTGGTGTTGGATAGGGTAGTTACAGTGTTGCCAAACGAGATAGCGTTATTGCCACCATCTTTGAATGTGACTTGAGCAGGGACAATCTTGATGTTGCCAAACCCGATAGGCATGGCATTCTCAATCCATGAGAACTCCTCATCATCAATGGCTGTCCTGTTGGACTTGGTATTTAAGCCCTTGAAGTTCTTATAGACAGCATAAGATTTCTTTTGCTCTGCTGCTGCCATGATTAGAAGGTAGAGTAGGGGTCAGGGATTCTGCGTGTGTACACAGAGTTCAACACCGCTTGGATTTGCTTGGCATACTCTTGCTTGTATATCTCAGCTTCTCCGTAACTCTGTTCTTTGTATTTGGCTTTGTAAGCCGCATAAAAAGCTACAGGAGTGGTGTAGGGGTCTTGAATCTGGTCGTTAGCGTTAGGCGTGTTCAAACTTAACGCAGTAGGCAAGATAGTGCTGTCTATCTCTACAACATACGACTGGTCAGGGACAGGGCCAACGTAGATGGTGTTTTGTCCGTAAACAGAGAAACATACGGGTCTGCCGACATAGTTTTGCCAGTAACGCAGTTGAGCGTTGAAGTTTGACCAGGGCAGATACCGCAGTGGAATACGGCTATTACCCCAGTAAACGTTGACGTTCAGGATGTCGAGTGTTGTGCCAGTAGCAATAGTGGCATAGGGGATAACTTCCGCAGGGCCAGAATATTGCAGACTGGCTGTGCCATCTGTAAAAGGGGTAGAAGGTGGGAAAGTGTAGCCAGAAGCGGGATAAGGTGGAGGTGTAGTACTGAGAACACCACCAGTTACCACTTCATAGATAAAGATGTTGTTGAATAAGAACTGACCCGCAGTAACAGTAGCACCCGCAGTCCACACGGTTGCGGGTACTCCTGTACTAGAAATTGGGGTGGCAGTAATTTGCAGGGTACGTAAGCACCCAGTATCTCTCGCTACTCGCTCACGGGCATCGTTGATGTAGTCCGTTAGCTCCGAGGTTGACCAGAAGACAGAGTTTGCATCATGCAATAACCGCTGTACTTCCGTGATGTAGGAAGAGAGAGTTGCCATGTTACCTTCATGTTATGCAACCCTCTGATTGACCTTTCCCCCAACGGATTTCTCAATCCGTAAGGGTACTACGCCAACCGCCGAGGGTAACGAGCGGTTCTTTGTTGGAGGCTCTGAAGAAATATACACCTTCTTCAGATTCTCCATTGCTTCTTCAAGTTCGCTGTGGAGTCGTATCATGCCCAACTGGACTAGATACTTCTCCTTGTCCTCATCTCCGTAACCAAGCATGTGCATGGCAGCAGGGACAGTCAATTCAACTGTCTTGCCGACAGGAAACTCATAACCGACATAGTGGTACTCAGCGTACAAGTCTTTGTCGGTGTTGTTGGTTACATAAACGAGGTCTGTCATAGTGTTACAACGTCACCGTACACAGTAATATCAACAGTGTTGTTTGCTGCTGCCGCTGTATTTACACACACAAACAAAGGACTTGTATAGATTTTTGTTGACGTATTTGCTGTCAACGCAAGGTCTTGATACAAGCCTGTGCCAGAGATGTTTGAAAGAACAGTTGCATTAGAAACTGCGTTTGCCAAGTTACCATCATTGCTTGTAAAGATGGTAACGTTAGCAAGCGCAACACTTCCGTTGGCATTAAAAGCAGTAATACGGCGAACGATGTAGCCAGTACCGACAGTAGCAATTGTTGCCACAGCATTACCAGTGCTTCCCATCGCAACGGGAGGATTGGTAGAGCCAACAGCAAAATTGCCGAAACCGTCTGGGTACAGTGAGCCTACATGGTTTGCGTTCATACTGTCTCCTTAGCTTGTGTAGGTGCTGTTTGCATTGATACCACCATTGATGGTCAATGCAGTAACTGCACCTGCGCCAGCAATAGTAGATTGTGCAAACACGTTCACGCCATCAGACAAAATCATGCCGCCAGTGTTATTGGCAAGCAGAGTTGTGATGGATGAGCCGTTATTTGCAGTAATCACCACGTTAGCAGCGGGGAACAGCATATAAGTACCAGCAGGAATCACAGTGCCAGCGTTAGCGGCAGTCAGTGAAACATTGGAGAAGTAAGCACCAGCAGTGTTGGTGGTTGCATTCGCCAGAATGATTTTATTCATTGCTAAAGCCATGTCTTTTTCTCCTTACAGTGAAAGGTAGTTGTAACCCGTCACCTTGGTCATGGCTTTGGGCTTGACGTTCACCAATTCGGCAATCATCAAAACCGCACCGACATAACCAATTTGCCAGTTGGGGAGAGTGGACTCAAAGCCTGTAAACACAAACGAACCTTGCTCATGGATGTACAGAGACAAGTAGTTGGTGTTCAGGAAGTACACAGTACCTTCTGGGCAGTAGGGGTCTGGATAGATAGGTACGCCAGCAACCATCAAAGCACGGAAAGCTGCTTGAGGGCCATTGGTTTCACCGTCAAAACCTGCACCTGGGGTGATAACGTATTGCTCTTGACCAACAAAGTCTTGAGCCAACAGTGTCCAAGTACCGAAACCGCAAACACCGAACGAAGGCATTTCAGCACCGTTTTTGACAGTACCAGAGATGTATTGCAGGATGTTTTGACGGGTTGGGTTCACAGAGCCAGCGGCATACTGTGAGGATTTCCACCAAGTGTAAGTACCACGGTCAATATTGCCGTAAGTACCAGAGTTAGCAACAGCAGCGGGCAAGCCGATGAATTGTTGGGTATTGCTGGTGTTGGTGTACAAGGCAGTTGCCATTGCATCCATCATCACGTTGGTTGCATCGTTCATACGAGCTTCAATCAACGGAATAATGGCGGCATCTTGCTGAACTGCGCCTTCCATACCGAGGAACGGCACGGGAGAAATCATCAGTTTCAGGTCGAATTCAGCGTTGTAAGCACCTTGTTGGACTGACGGCTGGGCAAAAGAGCCACTGTAGTCAGACCATTGAGCGTTCACAAACTGTGCGCCTTGGACAGGAACGGTTACAGAAGACACACCGCCAGAGGCTGACTGACTGTTGGCAATCAGAGCCGCCATCAAGGGCGTGGAGTTGTAAAGCTGGACAACCAGCTTGGGAATAAAGGCTCTACGAGTTACATAAGTCAGTTCATTGAACTGTGCTGACCCTGTAGCTGGTAGGATGCCGCCGCCAATAGCCATAAGGCCTCCTTACGTGGTTTAAAAAATTACCCTCTTACAACCCAATAGGACGTTGCGGTTTCCGCAGGTCATTGAGTGCATTCATAGCCTCATTCCGTGCAGCGGCGGCTGGATTCTTCCAATACTTGTTCAAGTCAAATTGCTTGACAGCACTTGGGTTGTATCCAGTTGAAGTAGGCACTGCTGCCTGTTTCATCCACTGATGGTATTCAGCCGCTGTTTCGTGGTTAGTGATACCACGCTCCAACATGATTTTTTCTACATCACCAACCTCAGATTCGTTAGAAATCAAACCCTTTTTCATCAAAGACTGACGGCGTTTTTGCAGTTCTTCAATCGCTTCTTTTTCCCGCAACTTAGCTTCCAAGGCTTGCACACGGTCTTCCGAGCGGCTGACCGCACGGTGTGTGTAATCTTCAATGTCGAGTTCAGGAATAGGAAGGTCAGGCTTGACCCGCTTTGTCATACGCAAGAAGTCTTTGCGAGTTTCTGGGTTCTCCGCAAGAGTTTGGGCAAGTGCAGCCAACTCATCACGGGCTTCTAAGGACAGATTTTCTAGTGACATAAAGTTACCCTCTTTATACGATTAAATTACACGCTTGCCGTCACCTGGCTTTTGGACAGCCATGCTGGACTTGTTCAGTTTATTGGGGGCACTCAAGCCACCAAACTGAGAAAAACGGGGGGTGTTGGTGACAACACCATTTTGTTGGTTGTTGTCAGTTGGTTTGCGAGGTGCTGCTGCGCCACGTGGTTTGAAGAGTTCCATTTTGGTTCCTTACATTGGGGGAGGTGGAGGCATACCGCCAGCGGGGGGCATACCAGGGATAGGTGCTTGAGCCATTGCTCTGCCTTCAGGGGTAGCACCACCCGCCTGTGGCAAGGTTTGCAGTAACTGGAGAATTTCAGATTGCTGTAATTCGTCAGTTTTGCCTTTTTTCTGACCAATCAAACCGCTGAGTGCCCGAATAGCGTTGAGGGTTTTCTTGCCCTCTTCTGAAACGGAGCCAAAAGCGGGAAGGGATTGCTCAAGCAAATCAATAGCCATACTTATGTTAATAAGTGCAGCTTCCTTATTTCCCATCTTGGGTTCTGGAGTGGACATGGGAGAAGCCATTGGAGGAGCTTCGGGAGCTTCTGCATCCATTTCGTCTGGCATCTCATTAGGGGTGGGTGCGCCCGCAGCCGCTTGGCTACCTCGCATTAACTCCATCAACTTATCTGGTGGAACACTCATAATCACTCCTTGCCGTGTTTGTAACCACTTACAAACATTTTGTCAATAGGTAGAGGGCATTTTTTGTCAGCCCTCTATAGACATTACTTACGACCTTTACGGGCTTTGCGTCCCATACGAGCCATTTTTGGAGCCATTTTTGCTTTTCCGTACATCATGATATTTCCTTTTACAAGGCCACCTCAAAGGGGAGGCAGCCACACCCTTTCCTTGCGGAATCTTGAATCAACGGCGGCACTTACGTCCACTTTTGGTCTTCATATTCATCTTGAACTCCCATATTGTTTGCGGTTAGAGTCACGTTGACTCCTTCCGTAGGAGGTTTTATACCCTGTTTGACGCATTGTCAAGTTGGGTGGTGCTTCATTCCTTTTCAAGGAGGCAGTGTCTACCCGTGGTTGGTCAGCCGTAGGCTGTGTCATGCCAGTTGTGTTTGGAGGCATCATCCCACCTTTTTCAAGTCTGGTTTACCTTCTGCCTTTGGAGGTTGCATTTGTTGCATTTGTTGCTCCATAGCCTGTTGAGCTTCTTGCTTTTCTTCTGCTTTTTTGAGTCGCTCTAACAACA